CTATATCAAAATAAGGCTTTGAATAGCGCCTCCTTGAATGAGCGACAAAAAGAAAATATTGTCGAAGCTGTTCGTAACGCCAGTTCAGTAGAAGAGACGAAAATGTTGTTTGAGTCGCTTCAAAGCGCAGTGGGCACTCGTAAGAGTCACCGTACAGAATCACTTCGCGAAGCCGTCAGCAAACCAACCACTTCGATGCTTCTAAGTTCAAACAGAGGCAGTAATGCTTCTACTACTGTTGATCCGAATATGGATCGAATGTTACGTTTGGCAGGTTTAAAACAATAAAACATACTAGGAGGTTATATAAAAATGTCTATTGTAGAAAAGTTAACCGAAGGTATCGTTAATCGCGACCTATCTAAGGACGGCGCGGCTCTTATTTCCAAGTGGGAAAAGACCGGCCTTCTTGAGGGTCTAGAGCACGATCATCTTCGAAACGGAATGGCCAGCTTGCTTGAGAACCAGGCTCGTGAGCTACTCCGTGAGTCGTCCACCATGAAGGGTGGCGACGTCGAGGGCTTTGCGGCTGTCGCATTCCCTCTGGTTCGTCGTGTATTCGGCAACCTAATTGCTAATGATCTTGTAAGTGTTCAGCCGATGAGCTTGCCCTCGGGCCTCATCTTCTTCCTTGATTTCACGGTTTCCGCCGAGATTGGTGCAGGCGCTACCCAGACTAGTCGTTTGGGATACACAGCCGGTAAATCACTCTTCGGTGGTGGCGTGGTTGGTGAACAGCTGACCGGCGGTGTCAATCTTGACGGTGTTGGTACAAATGCTGCTAACGCTGGCGCTGGTCCTTACGGACTTAACAACGGTTATGCTTCGGCTACCGGATCTTCGACGATGGGCAGTTTTGGCCTCAGCGCAGCGAATGTTGTCAACGGCACCTTCGGTGCTGGTGGCGAGCTTGATAGGCTTTGCAGCTTTGATCCTGATTTTGTTTCAGGGAGTACGCTCGTCTCGGTTGTTAGCATTTTGAGAAGCGTCTTGGAGGGTGACTCTAATCAGTTCAATCTTGATGATCTGGTGGGTATTCAGCTCTCCAACTCTATGGGGAATGGCCTTCTCGCCGAGGTAGCAGATGTGTGGTCCGGCCGCTTAGTGCGACGTCTCACTCATATCAGCTCATCTACTCGATGGAATCTGGTGTTTATCGGCACCGGGTCGAAGGGCGTCTCGGGCGCTCAGACGAGTGCTCAGCTGGCTACGGGCATGCTCGCGGGCCTGGACATTGCTGCTAATACTATAAGTTGGCCTCAAAAGGACAACTTTGATAATGTTGGTACGCGCGCCCTAGGAGCCATCGTGGGTTCAACCCCATGGGCACTGGAAAATGAGGCCAACATTCCCGAGATCGACATCAAGGTCGACAGTGTAGCCGTCACCGCGGTTACTAAGAAGCTCAAGGCCAAGTGGACGCCAGAGTTGGGACAGGATCTAAATGCCTATCACAACCTTGACGCNGAGGTCGAGCTTACTCAGATTCTATCTGAGCAGATCGCTCTTGAAATTGATCGCGAGATCCTTGAGGACCTCGTCGTTGGTGCTAAGGCTGGTACTCGTTACTGGTCCCGCGCTCCCGGCAAGTTCCTGGATCGCGTTACGGGCGTCGAAGTTGGAGCCAACACTGTTGCTCCGGACTTCACCGGTAACGTGAGCGAGTGGTATGAGACTCTGATTGAGACCATCAATGATGTCTCTGCTCAGATCCACCGCAAGACCCTCCGGGGTGGTGCTAACTTCATCGTCTGCGGACCTGAAGTTGCTAACATCCTTGAGTTCACGGCTGGTTTCCGTGCCAATGTTGCTGTTGACAGTGACAGGGGCACCGCTGGNGCTGTGAAGGTTGGTAGCCTTTCCAAGAAGTGGGACATTTATGTCGATCCTTACTTCCTGCGTAGTGTTGTACTCGTAGGCCGTAAGGGTAGTAGTTTCCTAGAGAGCGGATATGTATACGCTCCCTATGTGCCGCTACAGACCACGCCTACTATCTTCGGTGTCGAAGACTTCGTGCCCCGCAAGGGCGTGATGACTCGGTACGCCAAGAAGATGGTGCGTCCCGATATGTATGGCGTAGTTGTTATTGCTGATATGACTATCGGNTAAGACAACTAGTCCACAAAGGACAAATAAATGTGAAAGCCCCGGCTCTATGAGTCGGGGCTTTCTATTTAGGGTAGTACCACTAGTCAAGACGAGGAACATCGATGGCCCTACCAAAACTCAATCCTGCTTCAACAACCAATGCTAACGTTTTATCAGCAACAGGTTCAACCACCAGCGTGTCGGCTACGTTGCCCTTTGGAATGTATGCCGACTCGGCCGACTTTCTTTCCGGTGCGGCTGATCAGGTGGCATTTACTTATAAGAAACTAGGCGGAGATATACTTGATATTGAATTAACTGAAGGGAATGTTTACGCAGCTTACGAAGAGTCGGTATTGGAGTATTCTTATCTTCTAAATATTCATCAATCAAAAAACTCTCTATCTAGCTTTTTGGGGCACACGACGGCTTCTTTTAATTCGGACGGACAAATCAAAAGCGGAGATAGCCTCTCGGGTTCCAATATAGAACTCCGATATCCGCGCTATGATTATGGGTACCTACGTCGATATTCGGACAAAGTCAGTACCGAAACAAACTTAGGAGGCACTGAGCCAATCTATTCGGGGTCGTTTGCGCGGGTTGTAAATGAATCGGACTATGATCTTCAGAGTATTATTTCATCTTCGGCGTTGACTAGTTCGATGCCGTATTATAATAAAGTTGGCGATAAGCGTATTATTATTAGAAAAGTCTTTTATAAAACCCCTAACGCTATGTGGCGATTCTATGGTTATTATGGAGGTTTCAGCGCTGTAGGCAACTTGCGTACGTATGGCCAGTATGCGGACGACTCCACTTTCGATATTGTTCCCGTTTGGCAAAACAAGCTTCAATCAATGGCCTATGAGGATGCGCTGAATGTGCGCGTATCTCACTGGTCTTACGAAATAAAAGATAATAAGATTCGTATTCAGCCTACGCCCGATGGTACAAGCCCTCCAAAATATTGGTTTTATTTCACGGTGGAAAGCGCGCCCTGGGAGGCGTCGGGATCCGCCGGCAAATCTGTTGTGGGCATTAATAATGTTAATACGCTGCCGTTTCAAAATGTGGCATACACCAGTATTAACTCCATTGGTAAGCAGTGGATTCGAAGGTTTGCTTTGGCGCTAGCAAAAGAAATGTTAGGTCAGGTTCGCGGCAAGTTCGCAACAGTACCGATTCCAGGGGAATCAGTGACCTTAAACGCTGCAGACCTCCTAGGGCAAGCGAAAGCAGAACAAGACGCCCTTCGCGAGGAACTCAAGACTACCTTTGATGAGCTTACATATACGAAGCTGGCGGAGAATGATGCTGCTTTGTCCGATAATGCTGAAAAACTTTTATCTGATATCCCAGCCGGCATCTACGTAGGGTAGTTAAATGGCCAATGATCCGAACGATAAATGGACGCAGCCCGCAGCGCCGCCTCCTCCCATGTTCTTTGGGAAGAAGGAGCGCGATCTGGTTAAGCAGGTTAACGATGAACTTGCAGAACGAGTCATTGGCCAGACTGTAGTCTATTATCCTATTGATGTGGAAAAAACTAATTTTCACAATCTCTATGGGGAGGCTGTTAATAAAACATTTTTGCCGCCCGTGCGTGTGTATGCATATGTTGAGGTTGAAAACGAACAAACCAACGATAAGTATGGGTACGAGTACCAAAGCAAGCTAACGGTTCACTTTCACCGGAAGAGGCTCACAGCGGATCAGAATCTGTATGTGCGACCCGGTGACTTTGTACAGTATGGCGACAAACTGTATGAAATAGTTAAGACATTTAATGATACCAGATACTATTTCGGACAGGTAGACCACAAATTCCAAGTAAGCGCCGAGTGCGTGAGAGCCAGAAAGGGGACCTTCGATGCCACGTAGCAGATCAATATTAACACAAGAAGAAATTGAACATCCTGACAAGTATGACAACACAGGAGTCAAGGATAAATCTATTTTACATGAAATAGAGTTCATGTCGTCAACACTGGAGACTATTGATTATGCTGTCTATGATTATATGAATGAAAGAATGAAACTAGCTACGACGTCTAACAGTGGCTTTAAAAAGATTCCTATTGTGTGGGCCTCCGCGGAACGTTCTTTCCAGATAAAAGGAAACAAGGATCTGAGGGACAAAGAAGAGACCCTTATTTTGCCGATGATGACCATCGAGCGCAAGTCGGTAACAAAGGAGTTAGATAAGCGCGCCATTCCATATGCTAATGTTCCTCCACAAGCTGATGTCAGAGGGGGAAGCATCACTATCGCCCGACGCATTAACCAGAAAAAGACGGCTGAGTTTCAGGATAACTTGGCTCGACGAAAATACGTCGATGGAACCGTTACCGGGAGAGGCAGCGGTCAGAATACTTTTCCTAAGATTGTTGACAAAAGGACGGTTTATGAGACCATTACGATTCCCCTTCCTGTGTGGGTCACGGCTACCTATGAAATAAGCCTTAAAAGCGAATATCAACAGCAAATGAATGA